ATGTTGAGCTCTCAACAAATACAGTATAACTCAACTGTCTACCTCTGTCAACCCCCAATATGCAATATTACCTGCAATCATACATCTACCAGATACCTCAGAGTCTGGCACCTCATGGGACTGATGGCCACCAAAGATAATCAACCTACCCTCAGTAACTTGAATCTCTTTCTCCTCTACTACTAAAGGAGAACTACCTTCTGGAGTACAAAGATAATATCCAAAGGATAAACTATATGGAAAATGATTATGAAGTACAGTACCTCCACCCTCATCATACATCATACCCCAATAATCTGCTACTTTAAATCTCCTTGATTCTTCTGGACTTTCATTATAAGCAGAGTTAGTAAACCTAGAAAACTGATCAACTGCATCTACAATTGTTTCCTCTATCCAATCAAATAATATATCGTGGGCTCTAAGATCTCTCTCGCTACCTTTATAAAACTTAGTCTTTAAGGCTCCACCATTAACTCTAGTCTTTGCATTTTCAGTTACCCAGTTAATAAGTATCTCATGAATAGATGCATGATGAGGACACTCATATATTTGAGGATCAAATGGAGAAGTTAATCCAGGCAACTCGTGGTAATTAAGTCTATTATTAACATCCATTATGTATTCTGATAACTTCCAGAAGTGGCATCTGCTGACATAAGATTATCAATATCAGCCTGATTTAAATCTTTGAATAAATGATCACCCACTATAAACTCTTGAGAACTATATGAGTTCATACGTTTCAGTTCTGTCAAGGGAACATTACCACCTTCCATATCCACCACCTCTCCTCTAAGAGGATGTTTAATAAGTTGACTTGCCCAAACAATATCACCAGAACATGTAATACGATAATCCTCAGTCGAAAAGAAAGGAAATACCTGATGATGTATTGTACTGGGGAAGAATAACATAGTACCACTATGGCATTTAGATTGATCTATAGGTTTCTGTCTTACTCTACCAGTGATATCAGTATATACAAATCCAAACTCTCCTGCCTGTGGATGCATCTCATCTTGTATTGATCTCTCATCATCGGCATCATATGGAACATTCAACCATATTACAAAACTAAAAAGAGAATCATGGTCATGCAAAGCCTGATACTGACCCTTAGTTGTGGCATTACACCAGAACCTATTGAAGGTAAATTTATGTTCATGTGTTGATGTGATCTCTACAGGTAAACCATATTTACCAAGATACTTATATAAAATTTTCTCTAAAACATTAATCTGAAATTTCTTATCATCATCAAACAATCCCCAAGTCAATCTACGGCTAGTATCATGTACAAGTTTATTATTATCCCATTGAACATACTCTGGCGAATACTTCTTTACAATATTCCAAATATGATCTACGTCACTCTTATCTAATGTGACTTGATATATGCCTTGATTAGGAAGATTAATATCTTTAAATTCCATCTATCTTAACCCATCTACTAGGATTAACTAAACAAAAATTTCCAGCCTCCTTTCTAGTTGTAATCAATATATCATATGATATGGAATACCTATTGGTCTGTCCGTGATATTCTCTCACCTCATGGTTCAATGAAGAAGGGAATATCATTAATCTATTTTGCACAGCATTATAAGTCTTTATCCTCCTACTATATTCCGTAGGAGTTGTATGGAAAATAGGTAAACCAGATAATGTATTTGGTTCTGGGGCATGAACTGCTAATTGACCTGTATCATTACCATCTTCTGTTCTAACATAGAAGACGGCACTAAAGTGTGATTGACAATGATTATGATATCCTACTCCGCCACCATTTACACAAACAATGGGCCATGACTGAGGGATGTATATATCTGAGCCTGGATGAATATCTGTCTGATCTAATGTTGCACCTAATTCTTTTATATAATTCTTAAGATGTATTGCTACCTGATTTGTAACCCATTTAAATTCTGGTTGGGATGATATCTGAGAATCACCTAATATCTCTCCAGTAAAACTAGGAGCAAACCCAAGATGTTGTATATTCTTATTATAAAACCTATCAATATACTTAACCATTCCATCATGAACCTCATCAGTGGGTTCAAGATCAGCTTGATATACTGTAGTAGGAAAGAGGGTATCAATCATCCATATATTATAACATTAAAAAAGAGGGGCGTAAACCCCTCTTCAATAACTTACCTCTAATCTGCCACTTAGAGGAAGTCTTTACGAGCATGGTGTTCGGGCACCACTTTACCTAGATCAACAACCAGAAGTCCATCCTCAAAGGTCACTGACCTTACTTCTGTTTCGTCTGATAAAGTCCATGATCTCGTAAAGTTTCTTTGAGCAACACCTCTATGGGCATAGTCACTCTCTTCTTTCTCCTCTTTGTTCCCTTCAACGACTAGTTTACCATACTCTGTATAGACTTTCACTTCGGATTTCTTAAATCCAGCGAGTGCGATCTCTAATCTTGATTCTACATTATTAATGTTAATAATATTATATGGTGGATAGTTCTGTTGTTGACCTGTAAAGATTTGGTCAAAATAGTTATCCAATCCAAAACTGTTTCTATGGAGTTGCTCCATTAATGTGGGCAAATCCGCAGCACGATACTTCGTTAAGCTGTTCATGATAGTAGCTCCTTTTTAAGCGAGTTTATGTTGTGTGATCCCCGAAGGCAATCACCTTTATTTAGAGGTATACTACCACTTTTCAACAACTAACTCTATAGTGTTCTCAACACTTTTCCGTTCGGACACTACGACATAACCCTTGTCTTGTACGGTCTCTACTACCTGTTCTCTCGCATATGCCTGAGTAACCTTCTCCAGAAATCTTTCAACTGGAATAGATTCTTTCCATGCGTCTAATTCTGCAACCAACTGAAGTGTTCCATCTTTGGCTCTTTTAAATCCAACAAAATCATTCAAAGCAACTTCAACATTCCATTGTTGATGATCATGATCCTTTGGATTAACTAACAATACGTTCTCTCGTGTTGCATAGTTTAAGGTATTCAATGCCTTTATAAGTACGTCCTTATCCTTGATCTTGGTCTTGATTGTACTGAAGTGTGACATCCTTTACCGTCTCTTTAGCCTGATAATACTCTGTTTTATGTAGGCGATTTTCCACATTACCCAATTTTTTTTCAATCTCAGCTGTGATTTTCTCGCACTCATTTCCAATAACACCTTGGACTTCCTCGGTTACAGTACCATCTTGACTAATTTTAAAGACTATTCTATGCACCAGACTCAGACTTTACGAATGAACTGGGCGATGATTGAACTGCTTTCTTTTTCTTACCAATATTATATTTGGTCTCAAGTGTCCAGTCACCCTTATCCTTGTAGGACAAGACTTTGATCTGATTGAGTGGGGCAACATCTTGTATCTGTTCTGGTTTCATTATAGTTATAAGTCCCCAGTCAGAAAGTAACGTAATGATACGATTCCTACGTTGGACATCATTCATGGAAAGATTAGCGGACTTTCCATCCAATGCAAACAGTTCTTTAAAATGAACGATATAATATCTTCCTTGCTTATGCAAAATATGGCAGGATTGGTAGATCTTTTTTTCCTTTCTAGATGCTACACCAATTCTAGTAAGAGTTTCCCTCACCTTTAGAAAATCATCTGGTTCATTCAGAGTAACTTCTATCATTTGATCCTGTGACCATGCGATCTCAGGTTCTGTAAACCCAGTCATGCTGTACCTCCAACGTCAAGTTTCGCTTTAATGTAATCCAATTGCTCTTTACTAAGAATTTTCAATGCTTGGATTGCTTTCTCATTACTATAACCATAGTATGATTTGACAACATCAAGATTTTTGATCTTATCTTTTCGGAGCCAGGGCGAGAATCTCTTCTTTTTCCTGAGACTATTTAGATAAAACGAATATTGCATGTCCTTACTGAGATGATGGTTCATATTCATCTCATTTGCAAACATGATACAGTCAATATGCGCTGAACAACATTTGTTGACAATGAAGGCAGGATACTTCTTGCAAGCGTCAGGATCTTCTTCTGAAAGATCCTTCTTAGTCAAGTATATCGAGTCTAGATAGTCTTTTAGTTCTGGCATTTTTACGTTTGTATTGGAGGTTGCTTAATTGTCTTTCAAGTTCGTATTCTATAGTAACTAAGTTACCTTTCAAATAATCTTCCCATTCATTATCTTTAATAAGATCATGAAGGTGAGCTATGTGTTCCAAAGCAAAAACTAATTTGGTTTGATCATTCATTCTCATTGTGTAAGTTCAGTAATTTTGTCTCGCCAATACTGACGATCCTCTTCAGAAATCCAAGGATTGTGTCTTTGAACCCAAGCATGTTTCAACCATTCTTCTTTAGTCCAATCTTTCTTAGGCCCTAGATGATCCTTTAATCCCATCCACGTTGACGTTTCCAGTCAGCATACATTCTACCATAGATCATTCCCTCATGCGACCTTATAGGATCACCCTTAAGAATTTCTTTCTCTCTATCAGTAAGATTTTTTGCCTCATTGAGGTATTGTGATTCCCAATTAGGGATCTCTTTAATCAATTCTTCAAGTTTCATAATGCATTAATTACCAAAGGTAAGAGTTGATGTTCTGCCTGTTGGATTGCTCTAGTGACAGTCTCAATAGTATCCCCAGGCAAGATGGGAACTTCTTGTTGTTTAATGATTCCACCAGAATCTAATTCTTCTGTCACCCAATGTACAGTACATCCTGTGACTTCCTCACCTGCTTTGATTGCCTGTTCTACAGCATGTAAACCCTTGTACTTAGGCAATAATGAAGGGTGAATATTTATACAACGTCCTGCAAATGCATTACAAAAATCTTTAGAAACAACTCTCATCCATCCTGCCATGACTATAAGGTCTACACTCATGGCTTTAAATGTTCTTATAATTAAATCTTCTTGTTTACTGGCTATACGAATACACGGTACTCCCAATCTTCTCGCTCTTTGTTCTGCACCACATTTCTTCTTGTTGTATATCATCAATACAACTTCATGATCAGGACATGAGTGAACTATATTCTCAAAGTTAGTTCCCTCACCAGAACACATGATTCCTAGTCTCATAGAACTTCTCCAATTTCCCATGATTCTATTTCGGCATCTATAGTAACATCAGGTGGTACTATGATACAGAAACCTATACCAAGATTGAATACCTTCTTCATCTCCTCTTCTGGTATCTCACCTGCTGACATTATCTTTTGAAATATTTCAGGTAACGGCCAAGAATTATAATCAACATGTGCTGTTAATCCATCAGGAATACAACGTGGAAGA